GACGAGACTTACCAGTAAGAATCTCCTCGACACGGCTGAAATTTTCAGGGATACTGTAGAACTTCTCGAGGCGGTGAAGAACCCACTGCTCCTTGCTCTGAATCGTCTCCATATCGATTCTATGTATCAGCACTGAAAATGAGTTTTCGCAGTTGACGCATAAAGAAACGCAACATGGAGTCTGTCGTAACCGAGTGGCTCAAGGATCCACCCTATACGCATTTGAAGAACCGTCTTAAGCCCTTGAGTATGCTTCTTACCCTGACTATCCCCGGACTCAGCTATACACAAGCTCGCAGGGCCGTATTCTCTGCAGCAGAGGAGGCGATGAAAGGACCCGCTGGACATGCATGGATGCGTGACCGATGTGTGCGGCGAACCATTCGAATCTACGGAATGAATGACCAGCGAACCACTGCCTGGCATACCAAGCGCGGTGAGATGGTGACGGCATCTGAAGTCTCCGGAGTCTTTACCGGAGGAGAGACGCGTCGAGCTCTGGTCATTCGCAAGTTAGAGCCGCCCCAGCCTACCGGAAGCCACCCAATTTCTGCACTCATCTGGGGCACACGGTTTGAGCCGATCGCAAAGGCAATGTATGAGGCCGAAACAAAGTGCCGAATTGTTGATGTATCGTGTGTTCAGCATTCTGTCCATACATTTCTTGGTGCATCTCCGGATGGTATCATCTTCCCCGATGACCCAAAGGATGTGCGAAGATATGGACGGCTTGTTGAATTCAAGTGCCCGATCTCGCGGCCACAAACAGAGGGAATCCCGGATGCTTACGTGCACCAGATGCAGATGCAAATGGAGTGCACGGGGATTGATGAATGTGAATATGTAGAGTTTCGCTTCAAGCAGATCTTCTCATCTGAATGGATTCAGTCAACCGAGACAAAGGGTGTGTTTGCTGTCTTTGATGATCAGACAGTTGATTACAAACCGCCGGATATGCAGCTACCCGAATGGCAGGCGAGTGTTACAGATCGTGAGCCGCAGTATATCTATTGGAAGCTGCTGTCCACAAAGAAGGAGTTTCTACCTAAGGATGTTACATGGTTGCCTCGGCATCTTCCAGCTCTCCGTGAGTTTTGGGACGAGGTCCTTCTTCACCGTGCCGCTGGAACCATGCCGCCGCCGCCTCCTCCCAAGATTCCTACACTGAACATTTGACAACACCTGGAAAGTAATAGCCGTCAATGTAACTGTTTGGATCATTGAACCACTTGTTTGGCATCACAATTTTTCTGTTTGGGTTCAGAAATGCACCCCACCAGGAGAAGCTGGAATTTGGACATATACATCCTCCACACTTACTCATGAGAAGCAAAGTGTCAACCTCATTCTCGTGAATGAAGGTGTGTTGAATTCCACTGATCCAGGGCCGAGTGGATGCATATGGAAAGTCATTGGTAAAGATAACGAACTGCGTATCAGCAGGGAACTCTGCAATTGCCCTGCCATAGTAATCATCAAGCTTGATATCGTGTAACCAGTGATTCACGTAGTCTCCACCACGCACATGGATGAATACTTTGTTACCAATATCTGGATACTTTGCAAGAACACCGGTGTTGAACCACAGGCGCTCTTTGAAGGACTCGTCTACATACTGCCAGTTCTGAAAGTAGCCATGAATACGGGCATTGTGAGGATTATCAAGTGCACTTCTCCAATCATAAAATACGTAAGATGATTCTTGGATATTCAAAGGGAATGTAGGTGGATTTGAAGCGATTGACCAATTTCTAAATAACGAGTTGAAATAGTTCTCCTTTGAATGATGTGATTCAGTATGGCTACAAATAATAGTCTGCCTGCCAGACCTTCGCGCAATATGGTCAACAGCTGCAAGCTGAAATAGCTGATTACCTAGACCACCTGCAAGCCCAACTGTGATCATTAAACCCTTAAGCGTAGTCCGTTTAAACAGTCAAAGGAGTATATAATTATAGATATGTCTCTCGAGAATGGGTTTCAGCATGTAGTCTCAACTCCCTCTGATATCAATCAGCATATTCCTCTTTTATTTGCATATACAAAGAGGTGTTCATCAGTTGTAGAGTGCGGTGTTCGTTCAATCGTAAGTTCTTATGGATTTGCGCTTGGGCTGGTCGGAACCCCTAACAATAACTATGTTATGATTGACACTGGGCGTTCCGACCAAATTGAACCGTTTCTTAACCTCTGCAGAGATAGGGGGGTGAATGCATCCTTTGTTGAGCAGAGTGACCTAGAATGTCCGTTGGTTCAGACAGATCTGCTTTTTATTGATACCTGGCATGTGTATGGTCAGCTCAAGCGAGAGTTGGCTCGTTGGCATGGATCGGTTGCGAAGTATATTATTATGCACGATACCACTACCTATGGAGAACAGGGTGAGTCCGCACTATGGGGACACAACCCGGTGGTCCATAGCCAACAGTCTGGGTTTCCTATTGATGAGGTTCTCAAGGGACTTTGGCCCGCAGTGGAGGATTTTCTCAGGGAGCACCCGGAGTGGAAGGTTGAACTTCGCCTAACGAACAATAACGGTCTCACAATCCTCACTCGCTCATGAAAAAGTTAGTATGTTGCAGAATACGATAAAAGTTATCACAGTCTTGAAGGGTCATTGAATGACATGTGATGATATTGTCAATACGGACATTTCCTTGGTGACATGGCCACCCCGTGTAATTGCAGCCCAAGAAAGTATTCTCATCCGCTTTAATAGTCTTGACATCGTTGAGTTGTGTTTGCAGTAAATAACTCATGGCAAGATCACATGCGGGTTTTCTGTTTTGTTCACCCCATTGAAGACATACATCAATCCACCGATCAACCGCTGTATCGCATAATGGGTAGAATGCTGCAAGCGCCGCTCGAGATAAAACAAACCCTGCGCCACCAGAGTGAAAGTAATACTGTTTTCCAAGGATATCTCGTGTGTCACCATGACCTCCGATATATAGCTTGTCGTTTGCGTTGAACCTATTTAGAAATTGTAAAAGCTTTGGAATGTTAATAAATGTATCTGTTCCACAACACATGACAAATTCAGGATTGTGCTGTTCATATACATGTTTCAGGCCAAGAAACTGTTTATATGATGCAGACATGTAGTCATTACTCACTCCTGTAAGATAGACGTATTGATCGCCAATGAACTCGCTTGATCGCTCTTCACCCAGAAAGAAAAGTATCTTCAGGTCGCATACAGGTTGAGACCCCCAAGTAGAGTTGATCTTACGTAACTCCTCTGCGTATTTAGGAATTGTGACACACCCAAAAACACAGATGACCACTCTAGGCATTCCTCTCTATTGATCTGTTCAGCTTAAATGTGAAACGAACTACGATAGCATGAGCGTTACATTCGTTACAGCATTTCTAGATCTACATGAAGATCGACCAATCGATAAGTCAGACGTGAGGCGCATTGCGTTTTTCAAGCAGATTGAAGAGACTGGTATCCGTCTTCATGTATTTGCTAGCCCAGAACACATTGATAAGATCTCTGTTCGAAATGGAGTGGTTGAGCCATTCACACTTGAGGAAACGCTTGCATATGCTACAGCGCCGAATGGTCTTCCAGATGTTCGGAATATTCCGCACGACACTCGTAACTTTTTGATCATGATGAATGCAAAAACTGAATTTGTAAAGAAGGCAATTCTCTCCGGTCTTCATTCATCTACACATTATGCGTGGATTGACTTTGCTATTGCACACGTGTTTCGAAATCCAGACACTCCTCGTATTCTTCCAGAGCTGGCGTCTCGGACTTTCCCAGATCGCTGTATGTATGTTCCTGGATGCACCGGTAAGGCTACATTTTTATCAAACGTAAATTGGCGTTTCTGTGGTGGTTTCTTTATTGGGGACAAGCAGTCGCTGCTAGAGTTCCACGATATTCATTCTATCGTTTTCCCAAGACTTTCGATCTTGACATGGGAAGTGAATGTGTGGGCATTCATGGAGATGTGCGGATGGTATCCGACATGGGTGTTGGCTGATCACGATGACTCAATTATTCGCATTCCTAGTGACGGAGTTGTATATAGTCCTTCCGATGCCGGACATGCATGGAACGGGCTCTACAGCAAGTGCATCCGAGGTGGTGCAATTACAAGGTTCGTAGACATCCAGGCAAAAGAGCGTGGACTGACTGCTATTTTTCCGGTATCCGATGGACTTATGGGAGACGATGAATACGATCGAATGATTCAATCACTCGGACGCGAGAATAATGGAAACATACCCGCTCGCCGATTGGCAGAAATTGAGTCGATTGCAGCTCGCCCAATTATCTGCACTCTCTGCACTCGCCAACTTAATAAGTCAAATATATTGCTTCTTCCGCTTGATGATGCTACATTCGAGAACGGTCTTCCCGTGTTTGCCAGTCCCGCATGGGAGAACCGAATTCCAAAGATAGTGTGGAGAGGAGGTTCGAGTGGATTTGATAGGCCGTCGATTCGCGCACAGGCAATTGATAGGCTATTTGATCACCCAAGTGCTGATGTTCGGTTCACTCTCGGAGGATGGCTTCACAATGATGTAGTGTTGCCAAGCCATCACTTTGGCGACAGTATAACTGCAGAACAGCAGTGTTGTTTCAAATACATCTTGATCATAGACGGGGCATGTATTGCGTCGAACCACCAGTGGGTATTTGGATCTGGATCTGTCCCAGTCATGGTGACACATCCAGATAACGATTTCTGGTTTCGCAAATATCTTGTTCCCATGGTCAATTATGTTCCTGTCAAGTATGATCTGTCTGATCTTGTTGAACAGCTTGACTGGCTTGTTTCCCACGATGAAGAAGCGCGGACTATTGCAGCCGCAGCCAAAGATCTTTCTAATCGCATATTTGCGCCATCATTTCAGCAAGAGTATATCAAGACTGAACTTGCTCAACAGTGATTCACAACAAATCTAATTTCGCCCTCACTGTTATCGCTAAAACCATCTCTCTGTTTGCCAATGCGAGTTTTGTATGCATACCACTCATTATTTGGCTGAAGCCCTTTCCATTGTTGATCGTATGCATATAGCCAGTGCATACCTGTCTCGGCTAACTGACGAGTCGCCACTTCTGAGTGCTCGATCAACTGATCATAAAACCGAGAATGAACAATATATCCACTTGCCGTTTGAACATCCTGCACACGATCAAATGTGGCGTCGTGGTGGGTTGATTGGAGGATATTGTATGACAGCATGACAACATCATAACTCGGAGGAAGGCGAGAAATCAAGTGATCCAATTCCTCTTTTGAGATCAAAAACATGAAGTCATCCTCGAATATCATTACAGACTCATAACATCTCTCTCGTGCAAGTTTCAGAACGGCAATATGAGAAAGACTGCACCCAATACATCCCGGTGTTGTCTTAAACGCAGGAAACCGTTCAAACTCTATATCTTTCTCTGTGAGTTCCTTCTCGACTTCTGTGCGGCGATCCGCCCGGTAATCGAGATTTATGTAGAAAGCATGCATTCGTCTTGATTCTGGGTTTCTATGAAAGCGACTTTTCAGCTTGTTCTGCGAGATCTAGGCGGCCGTCTGCCAGAGCATTCGCGATAAAAAATGTTCGAATAGTCCAGTGGTCATTAATACTGCAGTGATAGTTAGTCAGACATGATCTATAATCGGAATAATACAGTGTGAACCACTCTGGGTTACGATCATATATATAG